TTATATATTTTTTTCGCTAATACGTATTTATTTAATCTTGCTTCCATCTCTAACGTGTTAAATGTTATCGCAGAAGGGATTTGTACAGTAAAATTATACTGATCTGAAAATTCTGGTTGTGTAATCCATGTTTTCGGCACCGGGTCTGATTCGCCATATAAATACCATACTTTATTTTCCGGGTCTGATTCGCCATATAAATACCAGTTTTCGCCTACTACTCCAAGTATATCATTTTCAACGAGTAATATACGCCTTAATTCGGGGTCATAAATATCATTTAGATGTTCTTGTAAACTAAGATGTTGCCCAGTAACGTCAAGCAATGCCTTTAATTCAATAGCTTTATTTAATACAGCTTCCTGCACGTTTTTAAGGCAACTTACAATTACTTTCATGTAAGCTACAAACTTCTCCCTCTCTGCATTACTTTCCGGTTTTATCTTATAAAAATAAGGAACTAAGCGTAAAAATATACGCTCTACATCATTATTGTATTTTGTTACATCGATCATAAAGTATATATCAATGTATCTCTTAAAAGATTGTCCGGGTCCTCGATTAAATATCCAGCCACGGCCAAATAACTTTGTCCCGATGCAGTTAGAATATTAACATAATCAACGCCACCTGTCACTTTTGCCTGTAATGTGTTTATAACTATATTGCTTACTCCATCTACTGCTTGTATAGCGTTTTCAAGTTGAGCGCGATAAAAACGTCCATTAAAATTGAGATTTTTAAGATAATTTAGTATTGCATCTTCAACAGGATAAACGCCTGGTTCCGTCTGACTTTCTCCTGTTGTTGCTATTTTTAGCCCGTCTACTTCAATGGTAGCTATTATTTTTAATACATCGCCTTCTTGACTAATTATAGTGATAGATTCGCCAGCAAATCTTTTTTCTATCCAATATTGCTCAAGTGCTGTTTTTTCAATTGATGATAAAGGCTCTGGAATATCATCTACGTCAAGTTTTGCCGCTTTTATCAAAACAAACCCGGATTGTAGCGTTGCACTTGATACTTCTACTATTCTTTTTGTTTCATCAACTACAGAATATTGAGGAACGCCATCTATTACAACTAAAGAATCCCCGTATTGAAAAAATTTTGTCTCAGCAGCATACCAAGAAAGTGTCCCGACCGGAATCTCTAAAGCCCTTAAATTTAAATCAGTTTCTAAATCTTCAAACTCGGATTCCACAATAAAACATTCAGCCGCAAACATAGACAACAGATTTAACCAAATTGCCGCATTAGAAGGATTATCTAATGTAACAAGTTCAGTCCTCGCCTCCTTATCTATAACCATTTCATCTATAATGGTTTGTATTTCTCTGGCTACAAATGTCATAACTTTTGATTATAAATTTGTTTAACATACTCAGCAGTAGGCTTTTTAAAGTTCTTTTTTATTGCTTCGTCACTTGTAACCGGCATTTGTTCTTTTTTGGTTATTTGAAACCCTATTTTTTCAGAAACCTCCTGCTCGTCAAAATCAAAATAATTAGCCAGTTTAGAAATAATGTCAGCATAATCTTTAACAGTTAATTCCTGTGATAGGTTCCATTTAAATGAATCTTCTAACGTGATATTACAGCCTAAATTTACCATCTGTGGGATTAACCTTTCATTAATCATATAAAAAAGCCATACCCTTCGAGCTTGAATAAAACTATCCATCTGCCTTTCGTGAACCTCTGCCTGAGAACGGCTTGAGCCATCTTCAAATACCATTGTTTGTCCAAGAAACGCCTTACTCATAGCTTCATTTCTTGTTTTTTCAAATACTTCGTAAGAGTTCCACCCCTGGCCACCGTTTGAAATTGCGTTTATCTCATCTTCGAGATCAAACACAGAGAAACCGGAATGACGGCGTTTTGAAAAGAAATTTATTAAATCATTTCTGTGTTTTGCGTTATTGAAATTTGTTTTTGCATAGAAATGAGGAGTTGTGAATAACTCGTTAAACACTGCCCAAAACTGCGTTACTTCTCGTTTTAAAATAAACGTCTTTGCAATTATATTATACCTTCCAAGTGCATCGCCTTTTACAAAAAATGTCCAATCTGAATATGGTTTTTTATCGTAAAAGATATTCGGTTCATCTTGAAACTGGTCTTTTACTACTCCGTTATTCTCCGGCCTTATAAAATACCGATCTACGTTTTCAACACCCGAAAATGTGCCGTTTATTACTGATTTAAATTGCAATAGTGAAAATCCCCAATAGTCTGATTCCAAAGCATATTTACAAAAATCGTAAAACCATGACTTTTGAAATAACTTTGTTTTTTCTTCGTCTATCTCTCCTGTCTTATCAACAATGTGATAAGGCGTTTGAGTAAGCTGGAATAATATAGTGTCCGTTAATGCTTTAATGTGATCGTCTAATTCTATGTTTTTATAGAGATTAAAAAGATTTTCACGGCGTGGCCATGTTGGGTTTTCGGCCTCCTCTACTGCAATTGCCCAATCTGCTAATGTCTCTCTTATACGGTCAATAGGTACTTTATTGAGCATTTCTTCAATGCTTTTTACTCCCGGCTTTTCGAGTTCATTAATAACCTCTATCTTATTGACTTGTATATTGTTATTGAATGGCCACATTTTCAATAGGTTTTAATAAATTGCTCTCTTTTCTTAGTTCATTCTCAAGCTCTTGCATCATAGAATGATTGTATATTTTCTCTGGTTTATTTATTCCATTTAAAATAAAAATCATTTTAACAGGCTCGTAACCTATTGATGTATACTCTTTTCTAAGATGCTTTATAGCGTTCGGATACTCTTCTAATATTTCTTTTAATTTACTCATTAGAAAACAAATTTTTCGTCTTTAACTTCGCTTGCTTCGCCATATATTACTACGTTCCCGGTCTGATCTTCCTGTCCCTCTTCTCTAAGCGGGATGTCTAATTCTACTTCTCCTTTTGCAACCCGCCTTAAATACCCGATAGCGCCGCCGCTTTGTTTATCGCTATTACCATCATATCGCTCTTTTCTGTATGCTGGAATATCAACAGAGTTTAGCCTTGCAAGCAAATTATAAAGAAGCATATCAATGACTATTTCTACGATCTTTTTATTTCTTGTATCTCCAACTGCCCAGAAATCGGTGTCCGTTATATCGGTTCCCGAAGGCACATCTTCTATTGCGTTATAAAATGTGATTGTTGTGATTTCTGTTTCCTCATCTGTTTCGGACGTATACACTCTTGTTCCTGTTTCGTATTCAGTATCTTCATCATGCAAATAAACCGGGGCGAATACACTTGTGACGTCATATCTTGCCCTAAGATATGAAGAAATGTCCTCTATAATTGTTGGGAGTAACGATTTCCAGTGTTTATCTTCATTATTGATTAACTTATTGAAGTTTTCCAGAGTATATACGCTTTCTATTTCTGATTTGATAATGAAATACATACAATAAATTTTATACAAATATACAGAAATTTTGTCCTATAATATACATTATGTTAAATAAAATTATCAAAAACCTTTTAATAATTCATTCTCATAACTCGGAACGGTCTTATCAGAATAATTTGCAAATCGGTTTCTAAACTTCTGAAATTCATCATAAAAAACTTTACAAAGGAAATACCTGTCAGTATCAACAAAGTGCCCGTGCTTTTCGTAAGAACTACCAGTTTTAGGGTCTGTTTCTCTCTTTTTGAGTATACTTCCGTCTCTGTCTTGTTTTGTCTCTATATTGTCCGATATGCTTTCTTTACATTGTTCGTGATATACGATGTCAATATTTTGTATTTTACCTTCGAGAATAGCGTTTATAAAATCACCGGTTGCCGGAACGCTTGGGGCCTTGTTAAAGTACCTCTTTTCAAATCCAAATCCAGCTTGCTGAAATGGCTCTACGAATAGATCATAAAAGTTCTTTTTATCATCATTAATAGTATTTCGATTAAGATTAGTTGGGTCTCCATACATAAAAATTTTATTGTTGAAATCTATCTCTTTAAGCCAAGAGACTGTTTTTCTTCCTGCCTTACTGGCTGTATTGTCAGGGTCTTTTGCAGGTATTTCATGCACCTTTTTTGCTTTCCATTTTTCGTTATCTCTTTCTAACTGCCATATTGAGACAGCTACATACGGTAATACGTTGTTATCTACTGAGATGTGTAATGTTCCTTCTAAGTCTATATTTACAGGCTTAACGTGTTTGTCTAATTCGAAGTTTTTAAGAAATTCGCCACCCTGCTTTAATTGTACATTCCAGTTTCCCTCTACAAATACTTCATACTCATAACGAGGTAATGATTTTACTGATTCTAAAAAATCTGGGTTTTCTTTTAAAAATGGCAAGTTATCTGTTACTTTTGCAGGTATATAAAGCCAATCAGGAGGTAATGTTCCGTTTTCCCATCTATCATAAAATAATTCTTTTATCGGGCCACGAGATGGGTTGCAAGTTGCTATAATTAAAGAATGTGGATTATTACCACCAGGTATAGAGTACGTACCTCTTCTTTCAACTGCTTTCCATAAAGATGCTATTTGTAATTCGTTTATTTCATCGATTAAAAACCAGTTTGTTTCAAGACCCCTCCACCTGTTTAACTCTTTATCTCTATCGTAGTTTTCACCAAAGAATATTAATTCTGAATTATTATCAAAAATAACACGCGGATTCACATTATCGCCTCTTTTATCTTTTACTATAGTTGACGAATTAAATTTATTAAACGTTGGATATGTGTTTCTTTCGATTGTTGGGGTGTCCTTTCTTACATATACAGCTCTCATCCCTGGCCATTTTCTTTTAGCTATAAAATATGTTAATATCATGCCAAAAGTTTTAGAACCACGAATCGCCCCGCCAAATAATATTATTCTATATTTCCCACTAAGAGCGGCAGATATTAATTCTAATTGCTTCGGAGTTGGTTCTATTATCATACTTCAAATTCTGCATCACCTATTTTTATTTTTACACCTTTTTCTTTGTTTTTTTCTTTATCAGAATTTTTATCATGAAGAGTTAATAATGTCTGCTCGCTATGCTGTAAAATCCTAATTAAATCAGTATTTCCAAAATCAGAATCTAAATCATTACCATTTACATCTTTAAGTTTTTGCCCGGTTAATCTTGCTAATATTGTTTTTTGCGATAGTGATTGTAATTGCTTATTAGATTTATATATGTCCGCTATTGTCTGAGCCCTCTCATCAATTATTTTATTTTCCTTCTCCTGTAGTTGTTCTTTTCCTCTTTCAATACCGGCCATTTTTATTTTTGAGAATAGATTCTCCCAATCATATTTTTTAGACCATTTTGCAATTGTAGAATAATGAATTTCTTGTTTGAATCTTTTTTGAATACTCTTTGAAATGCTATCCCATGTGTGTATTTTATTGCCTTCGTCATTTACTTCTAAGTAAAGAGATTGAGCGAATTCTATTATTTTTCTTTTTTGATTTACCATTTTGAATTATTTTGTTCTTTCAATCATATCTGAAAATACCTCTCCTTTAATAAATCTATCGTCTACATTAAAACCAAACCTTTCCATGAACTCAGCTTTATTTTGAAAATTATCAAAAGATATTGTTACATAACTATCCCCTGAATCACGTTCTTTTAAACTGTCATTATAATTTTTCTTATATTCTTGTAATCCTTTTTTTCTTTCCTCATAATTATAATCCATTTTACTTAAATCATTTTGAATATTTTCAGAATTTCCAAAATTAATATTTGGCACCTCCACTGAAATCATGTTTAAATCATTTTCATTCAAACCGGCGTTAACAGGATCAATATCTGGTAAAATTACTGATAATAATTCATAATCAAACTTCCCCATTACTGTAGTGGAGTTCATAAATATATTTTGCTCTTTCTCTGTTTTCTCATCAATATTAATCTTTTCGACCTTTATTTTATAATCTTTTTCTGGTGTTCCGTCATAATTATTAATCATATCTAACGCCTTAACCCTTTTATGTCCACTCAATAAATTAGAGGTTTCTTCGTTCCATACTATTCCGCCTAAAAATCCAACACGTTTAAAATTCTTTTTTAATTCGTTTACAATTTTTTCATCTTCTAATCTGGGGTTGTAAGGAGCGAATTTTATTTTAGAACGTAATATTATTATCGTTTCAGATTGATTGTATTTTTTTTCTTTCATGTTCAAATATTATTATTTCTGCCATAGGAAATACTTCAAAAATCTTTTTTAAATCACCTGGGTAATAGTTTAAAACTATTTTTAACATTTTAGTTACAATTTATTAGTTAATTGCAACCGAGAAGATTGCCACATGCAACAGTTTTTCCAAGACGAATAATGTAATCGACTGTTTGTTGATAAATTGTAA